CCCACACCCTGGACATCGCGGCACATGAACTGCGCCGTACCGCGAATCACCTGGTTGGCATCCAGCGAGTGGTCGCCGCTGGTATAGACGCAGCCGATGTACTTGCGCAGCACTTCGCCACTGTCCTTATCTTGCTCCAGAATGCTAAACTCGCGGCCTTGCAACACATCGTCACCGTTCTCGGCAAAGATGCCGAGGCTACGCAAGGCTTGCGACTTGACCGCCGTTTGCGTCAGCGACACGGTATGCCGAGCGGCGCTCGGCACAATTTCCTGTGCATGGATATCGCCGACGCCGTACTCGGGCGCATGGCCGTAGTCGTCGCTGGCACGAAGCGACTTGGCCAGCGCGATCCTGACGCCATCCAGAACGATGACAGCCCGGTTCGCACTGCGCACATTGACACGATTGGTAGACATTAGATTTTCCTCGGTTGGTTTCTATGAGATACCGTGTCAGGCCGAAATAGAACCGGAATACGGAACGGCATGCAGCACGCAAAGAATGTAATTTATGCTGACGGTCGGTGAACACTCGAATTCGATCCGCATCACGTCGCCATCAAGCGAGACCTGAATGTTGCGATACGCCGGGTTATCAGCATCGCCCGCCAGTACGCCCGGCCCCATCGGTTCCGGTCGTGCCAGTTCGCGCAGCGTGGTTTCGACACGGCTGGCAGCCTCGGCCAAGGTCAGCGGCGTACCCTTCTGTCCGCGCAGATCGTCGACCGCGTTACGCACGTTGCGGCTGGTGAAGTCGACCGCAAATCCGGTAGATACCTCGACGCGGTTGTAGTTGTCGTTGGTCAGCCAGGTGCTGATCGACTTGACCACTTTGTAGCCGCGCTGAGTTTCCTCGACGCACAGAACGCCACCTTCGACCAGCACGTCGGTATCGGTCGGGTTGCGCAACTTGCTTTCCAGACCGCGTACCTTCAGTGCCTTGTTGGTCAGTGCGGTACCGGGGTTGGATCCGGCAAACGCGGCGGCGACCAGTGCGGCGGTCATGTAACTCGGATACAGCGTCAATGTTCCAGCCGCGTCGTAATCGTAAAAGCCGGGGTAACACTGGCTGGTTCGATCGCTGTTCAATGCCTTGGCCGCTGCAACCGCTTCAGCTATGGTCTGCGCGGCGGCACCGCCAACCAGGCAACGGCGCTCCATGCGGGCGACGTTGGACATAAAACTGCAATGGGTGTCGGCCTGGGCGTGAATGCTGGCATCGGAAGTCAGCGGAACCAGCCACTGCACATCTTCGCTTTGCAACGTGGTGAACGCTGCGGCCCATTCGGTGCTTGTCGTGGTGCCGTCGCTGCCCGATGCCAAGTATGTCCAGGCGATGTTGTCCGGCACGACGCCGACTGCGGCTTGGCGGGTGGCGGTGACATAACCCTCTCCGTTGCCATTGAACCAGTCGACAATCGCTTGCAGGTTGGCGGTTGCCGTGTGGGTCGCGGTCTTGACGTCGGCGTTGCTGGCGTAATCGAGCGCATTCAACGTCGCCTTCTCGTCGTTGCCATCGAGCACAACGGCAGCGAAGTCAGCCACGGCATTGATGCGGTCGACCAGTTTGCGCACCGTGTTGTAGGTGGCCAGATCAATCGTGGCGACGGCGGTCGAGTTCGGTGCTTCCAGCGTCAGTGTTGTGCCGGTGATCGACATGCGTGCGGTGGCCTGGGCACCGTCGTAAAGGATGCTGAAGGCGTCGCGGTAAACGTCGTCTTGCGTGTAGTAGTCGTTGCCGACTTGGGTACTCAGGCGCTTACCCTTGTTTGTCGCGGTTTCGACCTTGGCCTTGATCTGATTTGTCCAGAGTCCGTAATCAGTCGATTGCAGATTGATGATATTGGTGGAACTGGCCTTCAACATCAAAGCAGCCTGCACAGCGGGATTGACGCGCACAGCCATGACGGTAGATGGCGCGTAGGTCTGCGGAGAAGGATCGAAGGCGCGTTCAACAGCATCCAGCAGCGGACCGCTGCGCAGCACGGCGCGGGCCTCACTGGGAGAACCAAAGCGCAGCGCAGTATTCGGTGCGCCGCCTTCCGACGTGCCGACCAGGGCGAGCACATTCGCCACGGTCAGGTTCTTGTTGCGCATGGCAGAATCGTCCACCAAGCTCGCGGTTGCCGGCGATACCAACATACGGCCGTTGAAGAAAACTCCACTCATATCATGCTCCCGATCAGGTCACAGGGCGGCTGGCGTAGGCCTCAAACGCGCGGAGAAACCCGACGTCATAGTCCTTGCGTTGGCCGCGTTTTTTGGCATCGGCGAAGAATCCGCCAATCAGTTCGACGCGCTTATCGGACTTCGACAGGCGCGCACAGAATTCTTCCAGGGTAAGCTGGACACTGGTATCGACCGGTTCGACCGGTGCTGTTTTGCTCATGCTGCTCTCCAGTTACGGATTGATCGAAATAGCCACCACCGGAATATCGGCAATGACCGCATAATCACCGCCAGTCACGTAGCTCGGCGCCTGGCAGGTAAACTCACCCATCGTCTGGTACATCGGTGCTGCGTAGGTACTGAAGTCTTCGGTGTCGCGCTGGGTGAAGTTGATTTGCAGCAACCCCGCCGCGTCGAACACCGCCAGGTTGGCCAGCACAATCCGTTTCAGCGCGCGCCTCAAATCGTTGCGCTCATCCGGATTGAGCGACCAGCCCATCAATTCCAGCCGCACATCAGATAACCAGCCCTCGAACTCGCCGTCGTCAAAGCCGATCAGGTCTTCGCCTATCGCCCTGTCAGCCGGGTTGTCTGACGATAACTGTAACGTCACGATAGGCAGCACTTCGTCCTTGTCCTGCGGCGGCGCCGTGCGCACCGGGATCTTGCCTTTGGCGTGATATAGGCGGCCGGCGGCGACCTCAACCGCCAGACCGGCGGCGAGTCGGTCGCGCAGCAATACCAGTGCATCCACCGCGCCATCGTCGTAGCTCGCCACCGGCGCGGCCGAGGCGACGCCGCCGTCGGTCCAGGTCGAACCATCAAAGTGATAGACGCGGTAGAAGTAGGTAGCGCCGTTGACCAGTCCGGACACATCGAGCACAGCATGCTCCATGCCTGAATGCACCAGCAGGGCGCCAGCATCGTCGTATCCGGTAAATGCATCGGCGTCTCGCCGAAGGATGCGGGAAATTACGGTACCGGCTGGGCGCGTTACGAAGATGCGGAGCGCGTTGCCGGCCATCAATGGTTGCAGGGTGATGCTCATGATTGCCCCATTGCGGCGCGCATATCGTCTTGCAGCGCCTGCTCAAAAATTTCTTTGGCCACCGGCCGCATTTCATCCGCCACGGTGCGCGCCGGGTACTTGCCTGCGATGGCCTTGGCAATCCAGCCGCTGCTGCCTTCCACCATGACGCGGAAGGTCATGTATTTGGTATGTTTGGCGCCGCCGATGCCGCCCAACACAGACTGGAACTTGACCATGCCGGCCATGCGCTTCGCCATCGTGCCGAATGTTCCTGCCTGGTTGATCTGCTCTGTCGTCAAACGGCTGCCCCAGGCGTAATCGCGCTGCGCCACCTTGGCCGGCGCGCGCGTCTTGATGTTCCATGCGCCGTTGCCGGACTCGCGCTGGCCGACGCCCTTGACGTGCGATGCGGCCATTGCCATTGCCGCCCCATGCACGCCTCTTGGCATCATCGGCATGCCGGTTGCGGTCATGCCGCTATTGCTGTCCTTGTTCCACCCTGACGGGTTGTAGGCGCCCCAGCGGAACGGGATGATCAGATAGCGCTTACCGGCCTTGCTCATGCGCACCTTCATGCTGGTATCCAGCATGGTTTTCATGTCGCGCGCCGGCACGCCGGTTTCTATCTCCTGCGCATAGGGTGAGTCGCTGAAGACTTCGGCTGAAAACGCACCGTTGCCGCGCAGCAAAATTGACTTCATGTAGGCGCCGCTGCGCGTCTGAATCTGGCTGCCATCTGGCAGCGGCTTGCCGCGCGCGTAATCGCGCCAGCGATCTTGCGCGACCAGCGCAACCATTTCGACAGCGCTCGACAAGTTCGGCAATGCCAGCGGCCCGGTCTCATACATCGCCATCGGCATGAACAACTCAATCGATACCGGGAAGCGAACTTCTCTCATCGCACGAACAGGTCCATCAAGCGCACGACGACGCGGCGCGGGAAGATCGAACCGCCGAAGTGGGCGCGGTCTTGCGGGAAGTCCTGGAACACGAAGTATTCCGGCATGCGCCGACCAGTGATGCTGTATTGCGTACCGATGGGTGGCTCGCCACTGGCCCAGGTTAGCGCGCCATCGCCGGCGGAAACTTCCGGGATACCGCCCTCGACGATGACGCCGTTTTCATCCAGCCAGAACACCCGTTCTATCAATTCGACAATGATTGATAGCTTGTCGATAGGTTCATGTGTCAACGTGCGCGAGAACGGCGTTGACGACTGCGCCATAATCAGCCGGTCGAAGCCGCCTGCCCAGTAGACCGGAGAGTCTGACGGCAGCGACAGAACCTGGTCGCCGCTTTCGTACATACCCAATTTTGCCCATTGCTGCTGTACTTTCTGTCCAGCAACTGCGACGGTGCCGATAATTTCCTCGCCCCAGGTAATACCTGTTCCATGGCAGGATGGGCAATTCTGCTTGGCAGCACCAGAGTGGGTATCGCGGCAAGGGCAATCGTAGGCGCGGCGCCAGGAAACTTGCTGCCCCATCTCATTGAGCATTGCGTCAAAACGCGGTCCGGACAACATCAGCAGACCCCCATGCGCACGCCATGCAGCGATTGCCGGATGGCATCAACCTTGGCATCGATGGTATCGCCCAGCTTGGACACGTCGAGCGAACTGGATTGGCTCATGCCGTCGATAGACTGACTGGTCGAGGCGGCCGGGAAGGAATCTTCGATCATCGACAGCACCGCCATTTTCTGCAGCACGTCCCATATTTCGGGGTAATCGGTTTTCAAGTTTTGCAGGCCAGCCCGGTAGCGTACCTGCACCATCAGCGGCACATTACGCCCTGCTTGGAACTGCAACATGATTGCCGATAGCGGCGCGGTGACGCTGGCATGGCCAGGCACCAAGTTGATGTGTCCATGCTTCTTGTCGACGCGGAACCAGTCGGTCGGAACTTCAAACACGCTGGACATGACCGGGTAAATGAACTGCATCGAATGCACGGCAATAACCGGCTTCTGCCGAAGCGCCAGGAAGCCCCAGTGATTGGCGTCAAAATGTTCTGGACTCATGTCGTAGCCCGGATCTTCGGCCCAGCGCGTCTCGGCCAGGTCGAACGCATCCATTTCGGCTTGCGTGGCACCGGCCGGCAGCATCTCGACCGGTTCGATAAAGACGCGCAATTTGCGCTCAAGCAGCGCAGCGGAGGACTTCAACTTGGAGAACAGGTAATCGTCGTCCAGCAAGTCCAGCCCGGCAAGATGCGTGCGGGCAACAATGACCAGACGGTTTGCACGGAGGGCTTCGGCTTCAACAGCAGGGGTATCGAATATGCTCATGGGCCTCTCGTGCGGAATTCAGGAGTGGCGCAGGGATCGCCCGCGCCACCGGTTACAACAGCCTCAGATCGAGGCGGTTAGCGTTCGCCAAGATTGGCAATCGGTGCAGCCGTGGTGTGCGTGCCAAATAGCGTATCGACAGGT